CCGGCCATTACCGTAAACGACCTCATTGATCGAGGTGGGACCGACTCCAGACACATTCACCGTCGTCCAAGTAATCCCATCCTCGGAATACATCACCTGCGCGGTGAACGACGGTGACCCGTTGTCCCCTACCGCAACAAACCGATTGTTTCCGTAGGCGATGCCTTTGTTGAGCCCTGACGGCAACGACGGAGGATGCTGCCACGCGCCGGACAACCGCTGTGCACCCAGCTCCGGCAGGCACACGAAGCCGCCCCGCGTGTTGGCATCCTGGGCCGCAAAGTCGTGATTTACGGCCTTTTGGACGTTACCAGAACGGATGTTCTCGGCCGCGTTGTACTCGTCCACCCCAATGAAGGCACCGTCACCGACCTCTTTTGGCCGGTCGTCTTTCTCACCGTATGATCGGTAACGGTCCATCGTGGCACAACTCAGTCCTTGGGCTTCTGCAGCTCTTGGATCTTGGCCTCCAGCTCGGCAATCCTCGCCTGGGCCTCGGTGAGCGTGTCAACGAGGATGGCGAGGGACTGCTGCTGGAGCTGGCTGACGATCTCAGCCTTGATCAGTTCCTTGGAACGCATCAGAGCGGCGTCAGGCCAGCGTTCTGGGCCAGCACCTTGTAGAACGCCTCGTCGCTCGTCCACGTAGCCGTCTGGGCGGCGGTGGCATTGACGAGCTGGGCGGAAACCTCCGCACCGGCAGCGTCAAGGAGGACGCAATCGGCAACGGCGGGGCCGTTCTGATAATTTATGTACCTCGGAAAGAATTTAACGGCAGTCTTGGTGCCGGTGGCAGTCCACACGCTCACGGGTTGAATGGCGATTTCGTTATTCATAGGTCAAAGGTTAGGTTAGATAGCAGGAGGGAAGCGGGAAGTTGAGGCGATTGCCTTTGCGGATATTCCAGTACTTCGGCAAAAGCTGAAGGTTCTCGGCGCAATGACTTCCGCCCTTTGAAAGCGGATGGATGTGGTCTACCTCAAACGCGATGCCAAGACATTTACCGACTCGATCCGCCATCTCGTAAAATCCGGCAACAAATCGCAGCGAGATCGTCGCGGCGCGCTTCAACGAAATGCGCTTCATTGCAGCAGCTCGCACACGGTCTGGATGCATCTTGGCGTAGCGGCGACTCTTCTCCTTCAGATACTCCTTGTGCTTAATTCGCCACGCGAGCGCCGAAGCCTTATCCTTTTCGCAGTTGGCCGACCTCCATTTGCGGACGATCTGGCGCACCTTGTCCTTGTTGGACCGCTGCCAAGCTAGCCCGTTTTTGAGATGCTGCTCCTTGTGCTCGGAATACCACTCCGCGCCCTTGGCCTGCTCATAGGCGCGATAATGGTCCAACTGCTCCTTGGTCACCCATCGCTCGCTTTTTGCGGCATCGCTGCGGTACTGCCAGAAGTACTTGCCCAGTTCCTCATTGAACTCACCGCGTCGCCAGCGCCGCGCCGCTGAGACCTTCTGGTCCCAGACGGAAACGGGGGCGATGGCGATGACGGTATTCATAGGAAGGGATTAGTTGTTGGTGGTCTTGGCGTGGATGTAGTAGATCGTGCCGCCAATATCGACTTCGATGGTCCGATTGGGCGAGGTCGGCGATACCGTGGCGACGGCGCCAAGCTTCCACGCAGCGGAAGTTCCGCCAGAAGGAGCGCCGGTCGTTAGGCTTCCGGTGTTGATGATTCCACCAGCAACAGCAATTCCGGCCCCCGCAACATTGGCAATTGCCGTAAGGTTCGCGCTATGAACGCGGACGATTTCCGAGCTATTCGCCAGAATCCGGCCCCAAGTGTAGGAACCCGCTGTGTCGGAGGTGAACGCTAGCTGAGGCTGGGACACAGCCGCAACCATAGAAACAGAAGATGGGGTGAGAGTAAGGCGTTCTGCGGCCACTTCCGCGTTGGCGCTTGAACCGCTAGCCTTAATGACGCCGTTTGATTTGGTGGTGATAATGTCACCCCCCGCATAGATCGCCCCCCCCACCCCCACCCCGCCACTAACCACCAGAGCGCCGGACGAGGTGGTGGTGGAGGCGGTGGTGGAATAGCAGGCTACCTGACCATTCCCCTTAACAGCAAACCAATCGGATCCAGATCCATTAGATGCCTTTACGATATCGGCGCTTTGGCCGCCTCCGGTGAAGGCTGAAATGTGAAGCGGAATCTGCGTGGTGGCCGTAGACGCAAAATACGAGTCGTTCGTAGCCGGTTTAGCCGAACCATTGCCGGGAACGTAGAACCCGCCGCTTTGAACCACTCCGCTCACCGTCAGCGTCCCGCCCACCGTGGCGTTGCCGCCAAACGTCGGGCTGTAGGCAGACAGCTTCCGCGTGCCGTTCGTCGCTCCGTCTGCCGCAAAGAAGTCGTCAGCAGCCGTCGTAGACGCCGTGGTCGTAAGGTCCTTGATGCGAATGTCTGCCATATTAGGTAAGAGCTATGAAGGGATTGGCCGCGCTGTCCACCAGCCGATCACCGGCTGACGTTACCAAGGTAAACTGTACATTCGGCACATTAATGTACGGCTGCCCAATGATGGGCTCAGACCAGAATACCTTGTCAGCAACCATCGGGCTAAAGCCCTTGTAAAGGTTGTCAGACTTCGCCAGCAAACTGGTCTCAAAAACGGTCACAGGTAGTTCAGCTCCTGAATCTCAGCCACCACATCCGTACCCGCCGCACGGATCGCCTTGGCCGCAATGGCCGTCTGCCGGGGCCAATAGGCCGTCGCACCGTCGTTGTAGAGGAACCCCTTGGAGGTCGTCGGATTGGTCGTGCCATCCAACGTCACCCGCGCCGCCGCCCCATTGAACTGCACCAGAACGTGCGTCGTGGAGGCATTGAGGGTGAAGTCAACAACCGCCTCCGCCGTCGAACTAATCGTGTTCTGGGCGTGCGTCGTGCTGTTCTGGGGGATCGCCTGCGAGGGCGTGTTGACGATGCGGGCGTTAGCCATATTAGAAGCGGGCTTGAGAGGTTGCGTGACTACGGAAACGAGACGCCACTCGGTTGGCGTTCCGTTGGTTCATAGCGTTTTCCAATTCTAGCACAAGAAGGGACTCGGCGTAGCCTTCCTCAGCCTGAGCCTTGTCGTTCTGCCCATCGTAGCGGAGGAAGTCCGCAAAGGCAGCGTGCGCCCCGTAGTGGAAGAACTCAAGCGGAACATTCTGGTTGGTGGTGTTGTTGTAGTCCCCCTCCCACCGCTTCTTGTAGTCCACGTAGAAGGTCGTCAGGCTGTCCGTGTTGGACAACACCCGAGCACCATCATACGTGACCACGAACTCAAACTCGTCCACGCTGTTCGTCAGATAGGGCTGCTGGTCGTAGATACGAAGGAAGGTATCAATCGAGTTCAGCGTCACCTGATCAAATGGAATGACGTTGGAACTAGCCGCCCGCGCCTCCCCCAAGACCATATATCGGGGCCAATAGGAGGACCGCCGATAGGCGTTGTAGATGCGCCGATTGATGAAGCTCCCAATCAACGTCTCCTCTTGCGTGGTCAGGGAGGTATTCCCAGACAACGCCTTAACGAGCGTGAGCAGATTGCTGTAAGTGTCGGTTTGCATTACACCTTATTAGGGCAGAGATGCGGGAACTTCTTCTGGTGATAACGGATGAACTCCTTGCTGTTCACTTCCTTACGCCCGTACTTCGTAATCAGCCGGAAATACTCGTCAGCAGGATAGAACGCCACCGCCTTACCCAAGCCCGGAATGGTGCGATGACCCTTCCACCGCTGGGCCTCCTGCGCCGCCATAATCTCCTCTTTCTTCTCGTTCGCCTTAATCAGCTCAAACCCAGTCCGAATCTCGCGGATTAGGGCATCCTTCACAGCCCCTTCTCCGGGCAGCGCGGTGATGATTTGCATAAAAAAGGGCTCCCCCTAGTGGAGGAGCCCCATTGTAACAGCCTAGGCTGGTCTTAGCTGAACTTCGCCAGATCGACGATACGGAGGCCGATGACAATCTCACCAGCGGTCAGGGAGGCGACAGCCGAATCCGTGACCTTGATGTAGATGTCCGCCGCCGAGGCCGACTGCTTGACCGCCTGCGTGAGGCCGGAGGTGCTCGTCGCGGTGCCAGCGGTGTACTGGTCACCCGTGTTGAACACGGGAACCGTCATCGCGTCCACGTCGAGCGCATTGATGAACTCGTCCGGGTCAGCCAGCGTGGTGCCAACGTCGATGACCAGCGTGCTAGAGCCCGCGATGTCCACCGTGTTAGCAACACCCACCAGCTCCACCGCGCCGTGCGCCGGGATCGAAGCAATGACCCGCGTGCCACCGTTGCCGATAGCGATCAGATCATTGTAGTCCAGACGGACGTAATCGGTGAAGACGCTGCCCTCATTAACAGTAACTTTAGCCATTGTGATGTCTCCTTGGTTAGGGGTTAGCTCAGGACGGTGATCTTGCCGTGCGCGCCCGGATGCGCCACCTTGAGGGTGCCGGTCCAGTCCACATAGCCGCGCTCACCACCACCGAGATTCGGCAGGCGGGTCGAGCCGAGGGGGATCAGCTCGCCAACCGCGTAGTACTCGGGGTTGATCAGGTAGCCGGTGTCCTTGTTCGTGGTGTCCGGCGCGCAGTCCGGGTTCATATCCACGATGGTGACGATGCCGTGGTCGGACTGATACTGACCAACGGACAGCTTGATCAGGCCGGAAGCCGAATTGCTGTTGAAGGTACGGATCGGGCCGGTCGAGCTGTCGGCACGGGCGAAGTCGCTGATGACCCGGCGGAGGGCCGTGTCAGCGATCAGGGTGAGGCTGTTCGTCACACCGGACACCCGATAGATCGAGGTGATCAGGTTGTTCAGAACGGTCTCGTTGAATGTGCCCGAGCTGTGGATGGAGCCGGACGGGGTGCGGTAGTCCGAGGGGACATCCGAAGGACCAGCCGAGTCAATCCAGTCACCGAGGCCGCGCATCGTGTAAGCGACGCCGCCACCGTTCTCAGCCGCACGGTCCTGAGTGCCGAGGAGGGTCTTCTCAACGTCACGCTTCAGTTCCTTGACGCCCTTGAGTTCCGCACGAGCGATGTCCTGCGGGCCAACCGAGGAGACGGCCTGCTGGAGGTCCGACACGCGGTAGGAACGACGGAGCTTCTGGACGTAGTTGCCAAGGCGGGCGACCGACTCGAACTTGTCGTCGAAGTCAGTAACGTCAGCGCCTTCGGAGACCGCCGTGGAGGTCGGGGTGGACAGCTTGTCCACGCCCCACTCAACGAAGGTGCCATTGCACTTGAACTTGTCCGCCGTGCTGAGAACGGGGGTCTCAGAGGGGGACAGCATCGACATAGCGTCCTGCAGGTCTTCGCGGTTAAGGGCCGCGCTGCCGGGCGAGGTGGTATCGTAGGTATTCGAGAACGACATAACTAATTAGGTTTTACGTTTGGAGATTTGAGCTGCACGGAGGGCGATGAAGTCGTTGCTGCTTCCTGTTTGTTTAAAGCGGGCTTCCACTTCCTTCAGGGACTTTTCCACCCGGCTATCCACCCGTTCAGAAACGGATGCATTGGTCGAGGGATTTGACGGAGGATTGAGTGACGGCGACTTGGAAGTCGGCTCAATGACTCGGCGGCCATACATAGAGTTGGCTGCGTGAGCGATGAGGTACTCAATCTGCGGCGCGATCTCGGGGACAGCTTCCTTCACGCGCATCAGACGGGGGTCATTGACCATCGCCTCATAGCGTTTACGGGTATCGTTGTCCTCGCCATCGAGCCAACCCAGCTCCTTACGGGCCTGCTGCTTGAAGCTGCCTTCAAGCTGTTTCCGCTGCTCACCCTGTTGCAATTCGCTGAACTGCGCTGGAATGAACTTATCGCGGGCCTTGCGGGCCTTACGGAGTGAATCACGGATGTCCGCCTTGGTGTATTCCTTGCCGTCCACCGTCGCCGCAACGTCAGTTGCAGAGAGGTCTTCAGCGCGGAACAGAACCTCCTCAGCCCACTCAATGACCTCATCGACCTCCTTGCGCTTGCCTTGGAGTTCGCTGATGTCCTTTACGTTGGCGTAAGGGTTGTTCTCTACCTTCGGCTCGGGGATTTGCTGCTTCGCTTGCGCGATTGCAGCCTCAAGAGCAGCCGCCTTCTCCTCAGCCATTTTTCGTTTGGCAGTCAGTTCAGCGATGCGCTTGAGAAGACCGCTCTTACCCTTTTGGGCAAGCTCGGCAATCTCCTCATCCGTCAACTCGTCAATGTCCTTAGAAAGAACCTCCTTTGGATTCGTTTCCTTGGGCTGAGAATCGCCCTCCTTGGAGGGAGCCTCATCCTTCGGAACTTCTTCCTTCGGAGCCGCTTCAGGCGTTCCTTCGGCTTTCACCTTGGTACGCTTGGCAATTCGGGAGGACAGGAAATCCTGATCCGTCATTGGCTTGTTTTCCACGGCGGGTTTAGCGTCTGCCGCGTCGGACGTTACGACTTCTGACATAGGATTGTGAACCGCCGTATTTGCGCCCCGGCGAATGCGATGGCCGGAATCCTACCACAGTAGACTTAGTGCTTGACCTAGAGCCCTATTGCTGAGGCTGTTAGACGCCCAATGGTGCAAAGCATAGCATTTCGCTGGTTAGGACGCTGACGTTCTGCCGAGGCCCCGCCCACAGGCGGGGACGGCCACCTCGGGGATTAAGCGAAGATGCGGGTTGGAGCCCCGCTTGGGCACAGATTTATGGACCCTAAAGCCCTAGAAAGACTGCACAATAGCCAAGACTTCCTCGCCTTCCTCCGGGATGTGAAGGGAGGCCGGGAGTACTGGATTCGCCAACTCCACGATGTGAAGACGGAAGCCCTTCAGCAGATCAGCGGGCGCATCCTCGCGGCAGATGACATTCTCTACAACGCGAGGTACGAGGAACTAGAGGCCCGGTTTACCCGGTTGCATTCAGACCCTGAGTCTGCATTTCGCCCATTTGCGCCGGTTGCGTACCAATCCGACCAATCTGAGCGTTCTGCGCCTGCTGCATCTGGAACTGGTACTGCTGAATGTACTTCTGCAAACGAGCTTGGAACGACTCGTCCGACTGCATCCGCTGGGAAACGTCGGGCTGCTGCACATACTGCTGTATGACTTGCATTGCGACCTGAGCCCCGTTAGGACGGGCTCCGACCTCAATGCCAGCGTAAATCTTGGACAGATCGTCGGTGACCTGCTTGACGATCTGCTGCTGGGCCTCCTGAGCGGGCTGGAGGACGCTATCAGCCAGTAGGGGATTAACCGCCGCCGCCATCACTTCCAGCATCCGGTCCACGTTAATGCGACCATTGCGGTCGAACTGGAGGAGGCTGACGAACTGGTTGAGCTGCGCCTCAAGGGTCTCGGGATCGGTCGTCAGGACATCGAAGTTGATGTTGATGTCGAAGTTCTCATTCGGATCGCCGCGACCAAAGCGCACCGGATCGGGATTTCCCGTTACGCGGAAGAACACCTGCTCGGGACCGAACCGCTGATAGCACTTGTAGGTCATCCGCAGTACGTCCCTTACGTGAGTGAGAAACTTATCTACGAAGAACTGCTGGCGGATGCGGGACATCGGGTTCTGGTGGTCCAGACCCATGAGGCGGTCGGCCTGCTCAATCTGCGTGCGCTCCATCTCCACGCTGCCGGGGTTGTAGGCAGGAGTAGGCCCAAACTGAATCTCGCCCATACGGCGATAGGCGACCTTAACTCCCGGCCCCCATTCAGGCGCGGGCGTTCCCGCGGGGTACATAATGGCGGGAAGGGTGGCATAGCTGTTGCGGTCGATGCGGCTGTCGCGCTCAACCTTCACCTGCCATTGGATGCCGCGTAGTTGCTCGGGCACCGTGGCAAGCTCGTACAAACGCTTGTTATCCTCGCCCAGCTTGGTGACGACAAAGGGATAGTCGTCGTACCCGTTGAGCAGTTCGTGCTTCGCGAACTTCGGCTCCTCGGAGGTTCCGTAGTAGTTGTTGTGGAAGACGGTGCAGTAGATGCCCTCGGACTTGTCTTCCTCGGAAATCAGCCGCTGATAGCAGTAGATGACTTCGTAAAGCTCCGTCGTCTGCTCCTGCGCGATGCGGGTGTACGAGGTGTTGGTCCGGGGATCGTTCATATCCACGGAAGTCACCTGCATCTCAATGATCTTGTCCGCCCATTCGGAGTCCCAACCCTCCGTAGCCACCTTGTTCTTGATCTCCTGAGCGGTCATCAGGACACGCCAGAAGCAATACGGGGCCTTCTGGGGGTCAGTCGTGTAGGCAGGGAAGAAAACGTCCCCATCAGGAGCCAAAGCAGCTACCTTGGGGCAGTTAACCGACTGCCGAACCACCGGGAACTCGGCCGAACCCTCTTTCCGCAGCTCCTTCAGAGCCTTCTTCGCCCGCTTATCGGTTAGATTGTCGAACTGACCCTTGAGAAGCTGAATCACCTGCTCATCCGACTTCCCATCGAGGATGATCTGGGCCAGATCGGGGCTCACCTGAGCAATCTGAGCCAAGTCCAGACGCTGAAGGAAGGTGCGGTTCTCCTTCTGCCACCCAATGTAGGTGACCATAATCCCCCGCTCCAACAGGTAGTTGGCACCCAGCTCCATCTGACGCTTAAAGTCAGGGATGTAGGAGGCCACCATCCATTTGAGGAAGGCACTCACTACCCGCGCCCGACCCAGATCGTCTATTTCGATGGGGTACGCCCGGATGTGCGCCCGATTGAGCGCAGACATAAACAGCGCAACATAGGTGTTGATACGCTCGTCGATGACTTGCACCTCCGAATCCGCCGCCCCTTCGAAGGGGAAGGCGTCGCTCCCGTGCTTACGCAAGTCCTTGGACTTTCCCGGCCAGATGTTTCGGCGGTAGTCATAAGAATCGCGGGTACTCTGCAAGTACCAGTCCAGATCATTGATCGTTGTGTCGTAGGCGTTCTTCAGCGCGGCGACATTGGGAACCGCCCGGACGTAGGTCAGGGCTTCATTAAGGTCATTAGTTTGCATTCAGTTTGCGCTGGAGATTCTGGACGATTGTATACGCAACGCCCTTGTGCGCCCCTATTTTGTCAGCCAGCAGTTCTGGGTTGATTGGCTGGTACTGAGCCGTGAGGGTACGGGTCAAAATCTCAAACCCCAGCAGACGGTCCATCTGCTCGGCCTGCCATACGGGGTTTAGGGTGATGTCACCTTCCGAGGGCTTCATAGCGGTAGGTGGTTCCGTTCTTGTCGGTGATGACATCGACAAAGATCGGTTTACCAATCAGCTTATCACAATCGCGGGGTCGGACAGCTACGGGAACCAAAGGCTTGTCCTTCTCCATTAGGCAGTAAACCCAATGCGGATTCGGAGCGCGGCGAATCACCCGCATCTGGAGACGCTTTGGCACAGCCTCGGGTACAGCCACCGCTAGTCGCAGCTTCTCAGCTCCCTCCTCCGTAAAGAACTTCCGGCCCTCCACGGTCAGATACTCTCCCTCCGCCAGACGCTCATCCCTCAGCTTGGCTAATTGGAACTTGGTGATGCCAAGCTCCGTACACAGGTCATTGAATGCGATCATCAGTAGGCCCTTCCAGTCGGTTTAATGGTTCGAAGTGAGTTGGGGTCGATAAAGCGTATCCCGGCCACCGCCGCATAGCGAATGCAGTCGATGGGGTCTTTCCACGCCTCGTCCTGCCCACCATCCGCCGTGTACTCCTGAAAGGCTTGGATGATGTTCTCGCAGCGGTCCGAGATGTAGAGATGGGGCCGATTCAGGGAATCCACCGGAGCCTTCTTGTTGTACGAAAGCTTGGTCTGGATGGCCTGCAATCCATCCTCGATGTCCAAGCCGGGGGCTGGGAGGAACACTAGCCCCGCATCCTCAAGGTCCGCCATAACGGACGATACGCCGGTTTGCGTCTGATATTTGGCTGCACCTAGCCGAGGATCGATCAGTCGTTCAAAGATTGAGTCGTTCGTATCCGACTCCATCCCCGTGATCAGATCGACGTAATCGCGGATGCCATAACCCAGACCCTTAGACCCCTCTCCCCCAATCCACTTACCCCCGTGCCATCTGGCCCACTCCCCGACATTCACATCCGGCCATTCCCGATAAATCCACCACGTATCCGACTGGTCCACGGCAATCCACGCCATAAACCAGTTCTTCCGTCCAGCAGGGTCGAGGATGAGATACTTCGTCGTTCCCTTTAGGTTGATCGAGTCGTGGGCTACGACGTTTAGGTCGCGGCTGAAGTTGGGGAACTTCGTGCTGATGGACTTGGTAGCAATGCCATACGCACGGGTCAGGATTTCGGCCTCTGGCCTATTGGCTAGGTCTTTGGCGATACGGTCGTAACCACCGAAGGGGTTGTCCCGACTGTGAAAGTAGATGATCCCGGCATCCCGGTTCCTTGAACGCTGAATGTATGGGACTGTCCGGCCACCCAGAAGCTCGGCGGACTTAGATCGCACGTTTTCCGCTCCTTGCACGTAGTCTCGGACAACTTCGTTCCAGCCGTCGATAGGTGTAAAAGTAACGACCAGCTTGCTGTTGCGAGTAGCAAGGCGGAAACGAAGAGTGCTAAGGAGCTGCGGTCCGATGAGGTATTCATCGCACCAAGCGCCAATGTTGATCCAGCTAGGATTCCGGCACCCCAACTCAGCACCCTCAAGGATTGTGTCGTTGTTAAGGAATTGGGCATAGGTCTTGAAGATGATGGAGCTCTTGCTGACAGGGAGGATGAGGCTGGACTTGGAAAATCCGTTCTTCCGGGTGTAGGACACGTTCTCCTCCGTCCCTAAGACCTTCACCTTAAACTCCTCCGGCAGAGCGTCATACACCGCAGACTGCTGCTGACGGATGGACACATCCGCATTCTGGGCAAAGCACATAATGACGGAGCCGGGGTTCTCCACCGCAGACTTAACCACGGCGTGAGCTGCCCAACTTGTTTTGCCAGAACGATTTCCGCCACTTACCAGCAATTCTGCGTGGGTGGTCAGAAGCTCCTCGGCGTCCCGCCAATGGGGCAGCTTCCAGCCGTACCGATACGGATCACGCCTGCTATTGGAGATAGCCGAGTGGTAAAGCTCGTGGAGCTTCAGGACATCCTGCGGCTCCATCGCCGCCAACTCCTCGTCAGTCGGCGGCTTTAGAACTTCGTGCGGTTCCCAGACTAGGGCCATTGTTAAAGGAAAGCCTCGTTTTCTTTAAAGCCGGGAATCGTAGTTAAAGGAAAGCTCACTTTGCTTGTCGTATCTCCAGCTTCCATCGCCAGAAACCTATGGTGCAGGACCAGTACCCACCCTCGGTAAAGGAGTACTGGCCGTAATGGCGCTTGCCCGTAGACACATCCGTCCACGACGAAGTGACTATCGTCTTGGTAAGCCAAAGGCCAAAGACGGGTCTGCTGCTAGGCAAGAAAGAGACTCTCATATTACGCCCTCGTTTCCATTTTCTGGATGTTGAAAAAACCCCCTAGTATTTTCAACACGCCTCCACGGGTTTAGCCACCACTTCCACGCTACTGGCCTTCAGCTTGGCCCTAGCTTCCTCAATGGCCTTCATAGCATCCTCCAAGCTAGGCGCGGCACCCTTGTGCTCCACAACCACCTTGTTCTCCCCCAGAGCTGCAAGGAACTTGTCATTGGCGATACCCCAAGGAATAGCCAAATCCCGGATGTTGGTCCGCGCCAACTGCTCAGGGTCTTCCGCCAACTGCCGCATCTTCTCCTTCTGCAACAGCCTCAACCCCTCCGCAATCTCCAGCGCATCCTGCGCCAACTCCCGCCGCCTATCCTCCAAGACCATCTGATGCCGGGCTTTAAGGCGACTAATCGTCTCCCACTTCATCCCCAGCTCCTCCCTGATCTTCCCAAAGGAACACCCCTCCGCCAACATCTCCAAAGCTTTGACGGCCTTAGCTGGGTCCCGCCTTTCCAAGAAGTTCCCCTCAGCCTCCCCGAACTTAGCTATCTCCACCGCCATCTCACTAACAGGCTTTCTAGCCCGTTTAGCGCGTTCTTTGGTCATCGGGCTATGCTGGTACGCCCCAACGGGGCGGATCAAGCCTAATCGCAAGGGGCGGCTTTTAGGGACATATTGGGAATTTTTTAAAAGGGTCGAGTGGAGCAATCCCAATTTACCCACCCCCCCCACCCCACCAACCCCCTCCCCCCTCCCAATTGGGAAGAGGTGACCACCCTATGGGTAGAACTAGGGGGAATACCCTAAGCACAAATGGGAGTAGTAACACCTGCGCGGGCGGGGCGAGGCTTAAGGGGGGAAGG